TCGAGGGCTCCGCGACGGCGACTCCGGTCGACAAGGTGATCGCGTATTCGATCTCCGGCAACACGCTGGCGGCCACCTACGACATGGTTCTCGTCGGAACGAAGACATGAGCCTATGCACGACCTGTGGCGGTCGCTGCCGCGTCGAGTCGAGCAAGCGGGCCGGCGACCGCCAGGTCCGATACGTCGAATGCCAGAGCTGCCGGCAGCGTCGCCGACAAGTGGTCCCGGCCGATCAAGTCTGGAGGCGGAAGCGATGAGCATCACAACCGTTCCGATCACCGAGGCCGTCGACCAGCCGGGCCTCCTCGACAAGATCACGACCTACATCGCGTCCGCGAAGGTCGCGGCCGCCGACGGCCTGACCTGGTCGGAGTTCGGCGAGCTGCTCCTCGCGCTCCTTCGGCTTGTCGTCTCGGCCCTCGACTCCGTGGCGACTCTCTCCGGGAAGGAGAAGAAGGCCCTCGCCCTTGACGCGGTCGCCCGGCTCTTCGACGCCGTCGCCGACTACGCGGTCCCGGTGACGCTCTACCCGATCTGGCTCGTGGCCCGCCCGGCCGTCCGGTCGCTGGTCCTGGCTCTCGCGGGCGGCGTGATCGAGCAGCTCCTTCCACTCGTGAGGCTCGCCCGATGATCGTCGCCCTCCTGATCGCCGCCGCGGTTTATGCGTTCGCCGGCGACAAGTTCACCAAGTACATCGGCGACGTGTCGCTGCCGACCCTGGAACGGCGACACGTCGCCGGGGCTGCCCTACTCGCGGCGGCCGCCTTCGCGTGGGGCTCGTCCGCTCCACCGACCCCGACGCCGCAGCCGGCCCCCGGCCCGGCCCCCGGCTTCAGCCTCCGCGGGACGTTCGTCGGCCCCGACGCCTCGGCCGACGCTGCGACCGTGTCGGCCCTGATGGAGGAGCTGGCCTCAGAGATCGAATGGGATTCGATGCAGGCCGAGCCGCTGATCCGGACAGGCGTCGCCGTCGACGATCTCCGACAGCGTGCCCGCGAGCTGCGATGTCGCGGAGTCTCGCTCGGGGAGAAGCACCCGCGAGCCCGCGAGGCGATCAAACAACACCTGGACGCGACGGCCGGCACGTCCGGCGGTCCGCTGACTCCGGCCCAGCGGTCCGCGTGGGTCGCGGCCTACCGTGAAATCGCGAGGGCTGCCGCCGATGCCTCGCGCTAACGCTCTTCGCTGGCTCGCCGTCGCTCTGCTCTTGGGGCTCGCGGCCGCTGCGATTGTCGCCGGCCTCGGCCGAGGCCCCGGCCCTGCCGGCTGGTCCGGAGACGAAAACTTCGGCTACCGTCCAGACCCGCAAGGCGTCGAGCGATTCCTCGCGGAGCTGCCCCAGCCGCTGTTTCGCGACGCCGGAGCCGAGACGGTCCGCGAGGCGAAAGGCGTCGACACGTTTCTCTATCGCTCCGCGGTTCGCGCTCACCTGGCCCGCTACGGGAAGCCCTGGGTCTGCGAACGCCAGGGAATCGGGGATTGTGTTTCCTGGGGCTGGGCTCACGGAGTATGGATCGCCCAGGCCGTCGACTGGGAGACGGGCCGCCTCGCGGAGCCTCCGTCGTTCCCGAGTACGGAGGCGATCTACGGAGGCTCTCGCGTCGAGGCCCGCGGCCGATCAGGTGACGGCTCGTCGCCAGTCGGCGGCTACTCCGACGGATCGTATGGGGCCGCGGCCGCTCGGTTCGTCCGCGACTGGGGCGTCGTCTACCGCGAGAAGTTCGACCGCTACGACCTCTCTGCCTACTCCGCGAACCGAGCGAAGGACTGGGGAGCCTATGGCTGCGGCGGCCAGGGAGACGGCGGGAAGCTCGACGCGATCGCGAAGAAGCACCCGGCCGCCCATGTCGCGCTCGTGACCACCTGGGCCGAGGCGGCCGCCGCGATCGAGGCCGGGTTCCCCGTGCCTGTGGCTTCGATGCAAGGCTTCGCGAGCACGACCGACGCTCAGGGCTACGCGGCCGCCTCCGGCCAGTGGGCTCACCAGATGTGTTTCGTCGCGGTCCGCTACCAGGCGAACGGATCACCGTCGGACGCTCTCCTGTGTTTGAATAGCTGGGGACCCCGATGGATCACCTACCGCGGCAAGTTCCCGGCCGATCAGCCCGACGGCTCGTTCTGGGTAACGCGGCCCGTCGTGGAATCGATGCTCAGGGCGAAAGATAGTTTCGCCGTCGGCTCCGTCGCCGGATTCGGCTGGCGTGACCTCCATAACGGAAACTGGCTCACGCCGGCCCCACCCGAAACGATCGCCGACTGGTTCGCTCCGCACACGTTCACACTCGCCCCGTGAGGATCGCCATGGATCGCCGCACGCTCGCCGCCGTCGCTGTCGCCCTGATCGTCGGCTACTGGCTCGCCTCGTCGCATGACATTACGCCGAAGCCCGCCGACCGGCCGGTCGTGCGGTGGATCGCCAGGGCCGCTCGGAGCCTGCTCTGGGTCGCCCTCCTGGCCGAGAAGCCTCCCGAGGAGCCGCAGCCCGACCACCACGTCGCCAGGGCCGCCGCCATCGGGGACGACGGCTACCCGATCATTCACAACGGGCGAGGCTGGTAATGTCGTTTTCCGGAATCTGGAACGTGTTCGTCGCCTTCCTAGTCTGGCTCTCGTCGGACCCGAGGTCCGTCGACCTCGAGGCCCCGAAGGCCGCCGCGGCCGTGTCGGCCGCTCGTGCCTCAATGCTCGTCGACGCTCCGGCCCCGCCGTCGCCGACGCCGCAAGCCTGCGACTGCGGGAAGACGTGCGTCCGCGGAGTGTGGAAGCCCGACGGGAAGATCGAGCAACGCTGCGGCTGTAAGTGCCCGCGATGTGTCGCGGAGCGTGCGAAGACATGCACGTCGGGGACGTGTCGCTGAACGTCCTACCGTAGAACGCTCCGCGAGATTCTGCCGCGGTGGCCTCTCGTATCGTGATGTGCGGTAAGGACACCACACAGACACACGAAGGGACTCCCCATGCCGTCGCCCAAGCTCGCCCGCCTCCAGGATGACGCCGCCAAGGTCGCCGCCGAGATCACCGATCTCCGCGCAGTCGAGCCGGCCGACGATTCCGAGCGAACCCGGATCGAGGAGCGGCTCGCGTCCCTGTCGGAGCAGTCCGACACGATCTCGAAGGAAGCAGCCGCCGAGCGAGCCCTCGACGAGAAGGTCGCCAGCCTCCGCACGGTCACCGAGTCGGCCAGCTCGCCGAAGCCGGCCGAAGTGGCCCAGGTCGAGGACTTCTCGCGGCCCGATATTCGGGCCGGCGTTCGAGCGTTCCGCTCGGCGAAGGTCGCGGCCGATGTCGGCGAGTTCCTGGTCCGTCTCGCCAGCGGCGAGAAACGGGCCATGGGCGAGACCGTCAGCGGCTACGGTGACTCCTACGTCGTGACCGAGCTGTATGACGCGATCGTCAACCGGCTCCAGTACCAGTCGGTCGCGATGCAGCTCGCGAGCGTGTTCCGGCCCCGAGGCCAGAGCATCAACCTTCCGAAGAGCGGCGAGTTCACGGTCGCGTATGCCGCCGAGAACGCGGCGTTCACGGACCAGGACCTGTCGACCAGCGGCCCGACGCTGACCCTCTACGAGGCCGGCGGCTCGGTCGCGGTGTCGAACGCCCTCCTGAACGACTCGCCGATCGACGTGGCTGGCCTGCTCGTCGACAGGATGTCCTACGGGTTCGCTGTCTGGTACGACCAGAAGTGGCTCACCGGCAACTCGTCGAGCCCGACGATCTCCGGCCTCCCGGCCGCGGTCGCCGCGATCGCGAGCAACCCCAACACCGTGACCGTGGCTCTCAACGCCTCGACGACCGCCGCGAACCTCGCGGACGTGGTCGGGAAGGTGGACGAAAGCATCATGGGAACCGGCGCGTGGGTGGCTTCAAAGGCCGGCTACGTCGACCTGATGAAGCTTTGGGCAGCCCAACAGACGACCATGACGGTCGGTGGCGGTCGGGTCGTCCCGACGGTCTACGGTGCTCCGGTCTACCTCGCCAAGGGTATGCCGGCGACCACGCTGGCCCTCTACGGTGACTTCTCGAAGTCGACCGCGGTCGGCCTCGCTGCCGAAGGGATCCAGATCACGGTCGCGAAGGAGCTGCTCGTCCGCAGCCGTCAGACGCTCTTCGTCGGATCCAGCCGCCTCGGCGTGCTGAATCACGGCCCCGAGTTCGTCGGTCGGCTGGCGAAGGCGACCTCCTGATCCGTGTCGATGTGATTCTCGGGGGCCGGGGCTGGCAGGGATGCCGGCCCCGGCTCTCTCTCTATAGGGACCTCCGGAGGCGAGCATGGCGAAGCCCGACACGATCCGCGTCCTCCAGTGGCCCCTCGTCGAGCCCGTCTCGCTCACCGACGCGAAGGCCCAGGTGTCGCTCGCCCAGGACCAAACGGAACACGATCGGTTCCTCCTCGACAAGGTCGCCGCGGCCCGCCGGCTGGTCGAGAGCCGGCTCTCGGTGACACTCGTCGCGACACAGTACCGGGCGACCTGGAAGACGGGCGGGAAGATCCTCTACCTGCCGGCTCCGCCCGTGCTAATCTCCGCGACCTATCCGATCACGATCACGGTCGACGGGACTGCCCTGTCGGCGTCCGACTACGAGGTCGACCAGGACGCGTTCCCGGCTATCGTCACGCTCGACAATGAGACGACCGAGAAGATCGTCGTCACCTACTGGGCAGGCGTCGCTCCGGGCGGCGTGATCGAGCCGATGGTCCGCTCGGCTCTTCTGGCCTATGTGAATCACCAGTTTGAGAATCGCGGCGTATTGAACACCGAAGGCGGCGGCGAGCTGCCCCAGGCGTTCGAGACGCTCCTCGCGGCCAGCTCGTGGAACGGAGGCTGGTAAATGGCACGAGCTGCCGGCCGCTACCGCGAGGTCTTCGTCCTCGAGAGGCCCGTCCGCAGCCGCAACGCGGCCGGCGGGACCGTCGAGACCTGGGAGGCGGTCGCGACGATCTTCGGATCCTACGAGGCCACGTCCTATAACGAGCAGGCCCGACGCGGTCAGGTCGGCGGCGGGATCTCGGCCACGGTCTACACGCGTTACCGCTCCGGGCTGGCAGGCGACCAGCGGCTCCGCTGGCTCGCCCGCGGCGACCGGCTGCTCTACATCTCGGCCGTCGTCGAGCAGGGGAACCGCGAGGACCTGGAGCTGACCGTCGAGGAGCAAGTCGCATGATCGCGCTCGACACCGGAAACGTCACAGAGCAGATAGGCGCTCTTATGGCTCGGTTCGACGCTCTGCCGAATCATATCGCCAGGAAGCACGCCTCCGCGGCCGTGAAGCGAGTGATGAAGGGAATGGTCCCGATCATGAAAAAGAACACGCCGAAGCGAGGGCGGCGGATCGTGTTCAACAACCGGAAGCCCGGCGGGGAGTATGGCGTGACAAAGATCAAGGGCGGGAGCCTGCGAGCCTCGGTCGCGATCAAATCGACATACATCCGCACGAAGGGGAACGGGTCCACAGTCACCGGCGTCGTCGGGTATCGGTCAGACAAAAAGGATCCCTATAACGGTGTCTCGCAAAGCCGAAAGGCGATCTGGCTAGAGTTCGGGACCGAAAACTCGTTTGCTCGCGGGATGGTCGCGATGACCCTTCGACAGGTCGGATCCGTTTCTGCCGAGAAGCTGGCGACCGAGATGTCGCTGGCCCTCGACAAGGCTGCGAACGAGCTGGCCTCCAAGATGAATCCCGGCATGTCGAAACGCGGTATCGCGGCCGGCGTCGCCCCCAAGTAGGAGCCACTATGGGCACCCCGCACGTCTGGCTGAAGGAAGCGATCGAGGACGCCACGTCGGCCACGGCCTGGCCGGTCGGCATGACCGGCACCCAGTCGCCTCCCTTCACGATCTACGCCCGCGAGGCGACGGGCCGCGAGCAGGTCCTCGCCGACACGTTCGACGACACCCCGGCCGCCGACCAGGTGAACCCGGTCGCCCGGTTCCTGGTGGCGGTCTACGCCGACGACTACGTCCAGGCCTGGACGCTCGCCGGCCAGATCACCGCGGCGATCCACAAGTACGCCGGCACCGCCGACGGGACGGCGGTCGAACACTGCCTGGTTCTCGACGAGCGAGACGGCCAGCCCGACTACCTCGAGGGCCGCGAGACGCCGACCTACACGGTCGAGCTGTCCGTCGAGATCCGCTGGGCCGAGTGAGATTCGCCCCGCACGTCACCCCATAAAATCGACCACGTCCGACACAGGAGCAGACTATGCCGATTTCCACTGCCATAGCGACTGGCCCGACGATCCCGTCAGGAGCGAAGACGATCTCCCTAAAGGATATAGAGACGGCCGGGGCGACCGCGAAGGAGGACGTGACGGTCCTCGGGGACTCGACTCGCCAGTATGCGGCCCCTCCGCTGATCGAGGGCGGGACGAACACCGCTACCAAGACCTGCTCGGTCTCGGGCAATCTGAAGTCGGACACGACGCTCGCGATCACTGCGGCCGCCACGACGACCGGCTGGATCTGCGAGTCGTTCGAGAAGTCGTACGAGGTCGGTAAATACGCGACGTTTTCGGTCGAGTTCTCCTACTATCCGCCCGCGGCATAAGGAGCAGCAGACGTGCCAGATCCCGTAACGTTCACCAGCTCGCAGGGATTCAACGCGTTCGGCGTTTCCGGCGCGACGAAGGTCTCCGTGAAGGTCTCGCGGAAGTCTGACGTGACGCCGCAGCTCGACGCCTCGACGCTGTCGATCGCTCACGGCGGAACGCGGGTCTACGAGAACGGAATGACCGACTACGGCCAGAACGGAAACACCGGCGCGATCGTCACGGTGACGATCGACGGCCTGGGGGGCACGAAGCCCACGAAGGGCTCCACGATCACGGCCGAAGGCATCGTCTGTAAGTGTATGGACTCGACGAGCGACGACTCCGTCGGCGAGCTGAAGAAGTGGTCCGCGAACTATACCTCGGATTACGCGGCTTGACGTAAGGGAGGCCGGTCACGATGCCGACTCCTTCGTCGCAGGGATCAAGCTGTAGTTTCAACGGGCAGAATCTCGGCCGGATCACTCGCTGGCGAGTTTCTCCAGGGGCCGCCGTGTTCGTCGAGAAGACGAACATCACGAGCCAGGTCGTCGGCGTGGGCGCAAACTCCCGAATCGTGAGAACCTACGACTGTGTCGCGATTGATCCGGGGACGGTCGAGGTCACACTTTACGGATGCCCTCCGTATGTGAATGCCGACATCGGGTTGCGCGCCAGTGTGTCGGTGTTCGCGGACGGCGTATCGCTGACGAAGCCGGCCTACCTCGAGTCGTACGACGTGACCGGCAGCGTCGGCGAGTTTCTGGTCGGCCAGGCAGTCTTCAAACTCACAGGTGAGGGATCATGAGTGCTCTCGACGCAACGCCCGATGTCGTGACCATCACGCCGCCCGGAACGATCGACGCGGTCTACCTGCGGTCGCCCACGTTCCGCGAGTGGCACGAGCTGGTCAACGCCCACGGCGACCTGATCAAGCCGGACGGCACGGCCGGCCGGGCCTCGGCTGCCCTGATCGCGAAGACGCTCACGACCTGCGTCTGCGACGTGAACGGCAAGCCCTGTGGCCTCGCGGCCGAGAAGGTCCTCGCGGCGAATCACGCGGTCGTGATGTGGATCTACGACCAGTGCTGGAAGACCGTCCTCCGGAGCGGCGAGCAGGTCGTCCAGGATCACGAAAAAAACTCCGAAGCCGGTCAGGACTAACGGAACGCTTCCTGTACCGGCTGGCAGCACACCTGAAGATTCCGAAGGTCGAGGAATGGAAACACGAAGTAACGATCGACCAGGTCCATCGGTGGATGGCTTACTACCGCGTCGAACCATTCGGGGAGGACTGGCTCCGGACGGCACGCGGGACGATGTTCACGGCGATGGCATTCGGGGCCAAGCCCGACGAAGGATTCGTTGATGTGTTCCTGCCGAACTACGACCCGGAACGAGAAATGACTCAGGACGAGATCGACGCGAAGATCGCCGCCTGGGCGGCGCAGCAAACGAGGGGCTAAGACGTGGCTTCGATCGGAAAAGTATCCGCCGTTTTCACCGCCTCCACGTCCGGACTCACGTCCGGCGTGAAGGCAGCGTCGTCGTCCTTCCGCTCGCTCCAGTCCGACACGGCCTCGCTCTCCTCTTCAATGCGAGCCCTCGTCGCGATCAACGGGGCGCAGCTCTTCGGCTCGATCGCGTCGTCGGCGATCTCCGGAGCGCGGAGCCTGCTTTCATACGCCGACAGTCAGTCGCAGGTGATCGACTCCGCAAGCAAGATGGCGTCCCGGCTGGGCATGACCTATGGCGAGTTCGCCGGGCTCTCGCTCGCGGCCGACCTGGCAGGCGTGTCGATGGAGACTATCGGCAAGGCCTCGCAGAAGGCCGAGATCGCGTTCGCGAAGGCGGCCGGCGGATCGAAGGTCGCGACGGCGGCATTCGCCGGCCTCGGCCTGTCGGTCGAAGAGTTGAACGGAATGTCGGCCTCGGAAAGATTCGACGCAATCGCGGCGTCGATCGCGGCAATCCCCGCAGAGGGGCAACGGGCCGCAGCGGCCGTCGGCGTGTTCGGCAAGGCCGGGGCCGAGCTGCTGCCGCTGTTCTCCGGTGGCGTCGACGGGATCGCCCAGGCCAGGAAGGAAGCCGAGCGCCTCGGGCTCGCTCTGACCTCGACACAGGGCCGCGAGGTCGAGGCGATGAACGACTCGTTCACGATGGTCTCAAAGACCGTTTCCGGAATCACTCAGCAGGTCGTGGCCTACATGGCCCCGGCCGTGCGTCGGATCTCCGAGGCCTTCGTGAAGATGGTCGGCGACATCGGCGGACAGAACATCGGGCAACGGATCGGCCAGGGGATCATCGACGGGGCGAAGTATCTGGCGACCGTAGCCGACCTGATCGCGAACGGGTTCCGGGACATGTACTTCGCCGCTGCCGACGTTCTCGGCGTCACGGTGACGAAGGAGGCGACGCGGCTAAAGGAAATGCAGGCCCAGATTCAGGCCGGCACGGCCCCGCAGACCGCCGTCGCAGGCTCCGGCGGATTCGTGACGCAACTCGACCCGGCGTTCGCTGCTGAACTGGCAAGCCTGACCGACGCGGTCGCCGCCCAGCGGCAGCCGCTGACGATGTTCACGGACGCGATCACGAGCGCCGAGAAAGCGATCACGGACGTTCTCGCTGCTCCGCCAGACGTGGCCCCCAGGCCGCAACTTCCGCCACCAGCTCCGCCCGTCGTCGTGAATATCTCCGAGGCGATTAAGGGGATCGACTCGCGGTCCTCGGCCGGCGTGGCCGAGATGTTCCGCCTGATGCGTGGCGGGGCCGGCGACGTTCAGGAGCAGCAGCTCAACGCGCTCGAGCAGATCGCCGCCAATACGGCCGAGGACGATTTCGTCGTAGCGGAGGGCTGGTGATGGCTGTCGTCTCCTACCAGCGGATCCTCGACGGCGCGAGCCTGTCGGGCAAGTTCGGCGAGTCGCTCCAGGCGACCGAACGCTGGCAGGTCCGCGTCGACTCGCCGACGACGACCCGCCTCGAGATCCTCCAGACGCTCGCCACTGGCGGGATCGTGTGGGGTGCCTCACACCCCGAGTTTTCCGCCCTAAAGGCGATGGAGTTCACGCTCGACTCCGAGGGCCGCGAAGGGATGCGGTGGCTGTTCACCGTGAAGTATTACGTCCCGCCCCCCTCGAAGACGCCCCAGGCCTCGGGGATCCCGAAGGACGCCTGGGAGCGATCTGGAGGGACTTCGACGGTTCCTGTGTTCCGCGACACGAGCAACGTCTCGATCACGAACGCGGCCGGCGATCCGCTCGAAGGCCTGGAGCGAGAGCGCGAGGAGGTCGCCTGGTCGCTGGTGAGGTGCTACACGTCGGACGCAAACTTCGGGTCGGCCAGTACCTACGCCGGCACAGTGAATAGTTCAAGCTGGAGCAACTACCCCGCGAAAACAGTGAAGTGCTACCTGAAGAGCGCGAAGAAGGCCTCCGTCTCGAAGCTCGACGGATCAGCGGACGGCCAGACGCTCGACTACATTGAGGCACACTGGGAGTTTCGCTACGACCCAGATACCTGGAAATGCAAACCGTGGGAC